TTAATACTTTTTATCCTGAAGACCCCCAAACTACTTTAGATTATGTAGATGGTAGATTTAAATTTATTTTATTTGGAAGATGGGATTATAGAAAATCTACTAAGGAAATTATAGAAACATTCCTTAAAGAATTTGACCCATTAGAACCCGTAGACTTAATTATATCAGTAGATAACCCTTATTCAGGTGATACACATGGTACTACTGAAAAACGTTTAGAACATTATGAGCTTGTTGATGAAAGAATAAAAATTAAACATTTTCCATCAAGAGAAGATTATATTACTTATTTAAAAAATGGTCATGTATTTTTATCTTGCGCTCGAAGTGAAGGATGGAACCTACCATTAATCGAAGCTATGGCATGTGGCACTCCTTCAATATATTCGGCATGTAGTGGTCAAATGGAATTTGCTAGAGGAAAAGGCCTTCCTGTAAAAATACTAGGTGAAAAACCCGTAATGGATGCTGATTATAATCACTTTAATTCCTCAGCAGGTAATTATTATGAACCTGATTTTAAAGACTTAGCACGTGTAATGAGGGATGCATTTGAAAACTACACAGATCATAAAAAACGTGCTATAGAAGAAGCTAAAGCAATCCACCGAGATTTTAATTGGAACAAGGTAGCAGAAATTGGTTTAAATACTCTAAAAGAATTTAAACCTAGAAATTTAAATGATATTATTACTAGTTTTACAGATGGGGCTAAATGTGAAATAAAAGGTTCCCTAAATGAAAAATACCACGTAAAATTTTACAACAACATTACTAATAAATTAATTCATGAAGATGTTATAACTAACAACATGTGGACCGCTCCTAATTACAAATCTTTTGTACCTTGGAGAATTGAAATATGGGTTAATGGAAAAAAAAGTTATGAACATATCTTAGATTTAAAAGATAAAAAAGTTTATATAGCTTTAGATAGCAAATCAATTGGTGATACTATAGCATGGTTTCCTTATATAGAAGAGTTTAGAAAAAAACATAACTGTAAAGTAGTATGTTCTACTTTCCATAATAATTGGTTTGAATCAAAATACCCCAATATTGAATTTATCCCTGTAGGTTCTGAATTAAATTCAATTCATGCTATTTATAAAATTGGTTGGTTTTATAAAGATTATTGTCCTAATACCTCATACCATCCTATTGATTTTAAATCTCAACCTTTACAAAAAACAGCTACTGATATTTTAGGATTAGAATATAAAGAAATTTCACCTAAAATTAAATCTTTACTTCCGTCCCCAATAAAAGAAAAATATGTAACCCTTTCAATCCAATCTACATGTCAATCTAAGTATTGGAACCACCCTACTGGATGGAAACAGGTAGTAAAATATTTACAAAGTAAAGGTTACAAAGTAGCATCAGTTGACCAACATCGAAATTTTGGAATTAATAATTTTATGAATTGTTCCCCTCAATGTGATTATCACTTCCATAATAAATCATTAGATGAAGTGATGTCTGTTATTAAGGGAGCTGAATTTCACATAGGAATAGGATCAGGATTATCATGGATATCTTGGGCCTTAAACACTCCAACAGTTTTAATCTCTTCATTTTCAAAACCTTGGTGTGAATTCCAAACTAACTGTATTAGAATATACAATGAAACACCCACTTCAGGATACTTTAATACTCATAGGTTAGATGCTTCTGATTGGAATTGGTACCCGTTCCAGAAAATAAAATCAATGGAAGATTGGTTTGAAATTGAAACTATTACTCCTGATTTGGTAATTGAAGGGATTGATCGTATATTATAAGAGTGTTTTGGCTTATAGAAAATAAAGAACAGTTACAAAAATTTAGGGAAAAGAAGTTCAAGAAAGTATTCATTGAACCTCTTTTTTCTAATGATAACATCCACCCTTACCTAAGAGGAATAGTAGGATTCTATATTAGAGAAATCAACCACAGAAAAGGTTTTATTGTTAATATAAACCATAGTGAAGCTACAAGTTGTGACTTAGGGGAAGTATATAACCTAATAGGAGAATTTGAAGAGATATTTGTAACAGATAGGAAGGAATTTTTACATATAGTACCTTTAAAACAGCTTAACGATATACATTTCATCTCTCCTACAGATATACCAGACTCGTTTGCTTGTCATGATTTTTTCTATCGCAAGTACCCCCAAATAGCCAATATAGGTAGCATAATACCCATAGTAAAGCATTATGAACGTTGTGAAACGATATATAACGCTGTTAAACATGTGTTTACTATGGAGAAACCACAACACTTTGAATTCTACAATAATAAGGCTACAAATGTGTTTTATTGGATTGAATCTAATGGATTGAGGGTAGATCCTAAGTTATTTGAGGAGTATTTTGGTGTAGAGAGGGATTGGACTTACTCGCAGTTTAACCTAAAAACGACAACTACGAGACCTTCAAACTCATTTGGGGGAATTAATTATGCTGCTTTAGATAAAAAATCGGGTTGTAGAGAAGCATTCATTCCCGATAATGACTTTTTATTAGAGATTGATATTAGCGCTTACCACCCTACACTAGCGGCACAATTGGTAGATTATGAATTCCAAGATGAGGACATACACCAAGCGTTTGCTGATATGTACGGAGTAGATTATAAAAAAGCTAAAGAGCTAACGTTTAAGCAACTATATGGAGGAGTATTTAAAGAGTATAAAGAACTGGAATTCTTTAAACGAGTTGAAAAATATATAGATGATATAAGTAAGGAAGAAGAAGTTGTCTGTAAGTCTGGATATGTCTTTAAAACGGATATGAAAAAACAGAAACTGTTTAATTACATACTTCAAAATACGGAAACATATTATAATGTACTTATTTTAGAAAAAATTATTAAGTTGTTAAAACATAGTAAAACTAGAATTGTACACTATACTTATGATTCATTTCTTTTAGATGTAGATAAATCAGAAAAAGACTTAATTAAGTCAATCTTAGACGTGTTTAAGGAGTATAATTTTAATGTAAAAGTAGAAGCGGGTAATAATTATAATGCTTTAGAAAAGGTGTAATATTTATACGTAAACTACGATAATGAAAAATAAGTTATTTTGTACCTTTACTACCCAGGATGGATTGGAGAAAACGCTGGTAGAGGTAAAATCTAGCTACGATATACTATATAAAAAAATATTTGTTTTACATATAAAAAGTAATGATGAATTTGTTTGTACATATAACGTGGAGCCAAGCAACATAGAGGAGATTTTACCCAATACTATATTAGTACATAGAAAAAAAGAATCTAATACCCTTTACACAATAAATGCTCTAAATGAGTTAATAAAACTGTTGAATGGAGGAGTTGTTGATATACGATATAAAGTTAACTGGCAACATTATCGTAATACTATTCTTCTTACTCAACACAATGAGTTAAAACAATTAAAAACAAAAATCCACCAGATTATTGAACTTTAATTTGGGGTCCTGAATTTACATTCGTATATTTAGGGAAAGTTACATTTTAAAAATTAGTTATATTATGGATTTAAATGCAATTCGCAGTAAGCTGAACTCCCTGCAGCAAACAAACAAGGGAGGAGGTCAAAACAACACAAGTTTGTTTTGGAAACCGAGTATTGGTAAACAAACCATTAGGATTGTTCCCAACAAGTTTAATAAAGCAAATCCTTTTACGGAAGTGTATTTTCACTACGGGATTGGAGAACGCACAATGATTTCTCCAATTAATTTTGGTGAAAAAGACCCAATCGTAGAGTTTGCGAAGCAACTTCGCACAACGAGCGATAAGGAAAATTGGCGTTTAGCTAAAAAGCTTGATCCTAAAATGCGTGTTTTTGTTCCCGTAGTTGTTCGTGGGGAAGAAGAACAAGGTGTTAAGTTGTGGCAGTTTGGTAAGAATACTTACCTAGAATTTTTATCACTTGCTGATGATGATGATATCGGAGATTACACTGACATCCATCAGGGACGTGATATTACAGTTGATACTGTAGGACCCGATGTAACAGGAACAGCTTATAATAAGTCATCAGTTCGTGTTAAGACTAAGCAAACACCACTTGGTGAGGCTGATCAAATCCAAAAATGGTTAGAAGATCAAGCAAATCCTATGGAAGTGTTTAAGCGTCACTCGTTTGAGGATATGAAAAATAACCTCCAAACATTCCTTGCCCCTGAGGAAGATACCACTGAAGAGAGTTCAGACGATCTCCCTTTTGATAAAGGGGGGTCTCAAAATAATTACGCAGTGAAGACTCCCCAAAAAGAAAACAAAGTTGACAAATTTGATGAATTGTTCAGCTAATGCCTAGAGGAAAAAAAGCATCATTAACAGCTGCAGTCTCCCAGGAATTGAAGTCTAACTTTGATCTTGCAAAGTTTAAGGAAAAGAAAATGCTTAACTCTAATGTTAAGTTTAAGGATCAACAATGGATCCCACTTTCTAAAGCATTTCAAGATGTAACTTCAATTCCTGGGATTCCTCAAGGACATATTGTTTTACTTAGAGGACACTCGGACACTGGCAAAACAACTGCTTTGATTGAAACAGCAGTTGCAGCCCAGAAGCGTAAAATTCTTCCAGTATTTATTATTACTGAAATGAAATGGAGTTGGGAACATGCCCAACAGATGGGATTAGAACTTGAAACCGAAGTCGATGAAGAGACTGGTGAAATTCTAAACTATAGTGGGCAATTTATTTATGTAGATAGAGAAACTATTAATTCAATTGAAGACGTAGCTGCATTTATTTTAGATTTATTAGATGAACAAAAGAAAGGTGACCTACCTTATGATTTGTTATTCTTATGGGATTCAATTGGCTCAGTGCCTTGCGAAATGTCCATCAAGTCTAATAAAAATAATAATGAGTGGAATGCGGGTGCCATGTCTACACAATTTGGTAATAATGTAAATCAACGTATTACTCTTTCACGTAAAGAAAGTAGCCCTTATACTAATACTTTAGTTTGTATTAATAAGGTCTGGACTGCAAAAGCAGAATCTCCTATGGGTCAACCTAAATTAATGAATAAGGGTGGATATGCTATGTGGTTTGATTCAACATTTGTAGTAACATTTGGTAATATTATGAATGCGGGCACATCTAAAATTAAAGCAATTAAAGATGGTAAGCAGGTAGAATTTGCTAAGCGTACTAATCTACAAATTGATAAAAACCATATTAATGGAGTTACTACAAGGGGTAAAATTGTTATGACACCCCACGGGTTTATTAATGATGATGATAAAGAAATCAAACAATATAAATCTGACCATGCCCAAGCATGGGCCCAGATTTTAGGAGGTACTGATTTTGATATTATATCTGAAGATCAAGAAGTACACGAAATTTCACACTTCGAAAAAGAACCTGAATAATGATTAAAAAAGATTACTTAAAGATGCTCAATAACATTGAGCAAGGAGAAAGTTCTGCTAAACCCGGGCAACACGATAGAGTTATTTTTATAGATGGTCTCAATTTATTTTTGAGAAACTTTGCCGTACTAAATTTTATAAACGGGAGCGGCAATCACATAGGAGGCTTAGCAGGCTTTCTCCGTTCTTTAGGTGCTCTTATAAATCAAATCCAACCAACTGCCATGTATGTTGTATTCGATGGGGTAGGTGCCTC